GACATCGAGAACGACGAGAACGTACAGACGCCCGCCCAGCGGGACAAGCTGGAGAAGTTCGTCACCAAGGGTGTGCTGAACCTCGGCCCGCCCGACGACAGTATGGACGCCGTGATCATCGGTACCGTGCTGCACCATGACAGCGTGCTCGCGCGGTTCCTGCGCAACCCGCTGTGGCACCGCAAGGTGTTCAAGGCCATCATTCAGTGGCCCAGCAACATGCCTCTGTGGGAGCAGTTCGAGGGGTTGCTGCTCAATGCCGACGATCCGCAGACCGGCATGGCGGCAGCGATGGCCCTGTACGAGCAGAACAAAGCCGACATGGACGCCGGTGCCATCGTGAGCTGGCCAGCGGTACGGCCTCTGGTCAAGCTGATGATCAAGCGCGCGCGAGAAGGCCACGACGCGTTCGACTCCGAGCAGCAGAACGACCCGACCAGCGGCGCCGATGCACCGTTTAACAACTGCATCCACTTCTGGGTCAACCGGATTGCTGAATGGGTGATGTACGGCGCTTGTGACCCGTCGCTCGGCCGCCACGGCAACAAGCGCGACCCCAGCGCCATCGTGGTGGGCGGTTATCAGCGGGTGACGGGCGTGTTGGATGTGGTTGAGGCCAAGATCAAAAAGCGCGTGCCCGACCTGATCATCAGCGACATCATCGAGGCGCAGCGCGAGTTCAACTGCATCGTCTGGGGCTTTGAATCCGTGCAGTTCCAGGAATTCCTGCGCACCGAGCTGGTCAAGCGCAGTGCGCAGCTGGGTGTCCCCGTGCCCGCACGGCCGTTGATCCCGATCACTGACAAGGATCTGCGCATTGAGTCATTGCAGCCGCACATGGCAAACGGCCTGCTGCGCCTGCACAGCAGCCAGACCACGCTGATCAACATGTTCAAGCACTGGCCGAAGGCAGACCACGACGACGGCCCGGATGCCGTCCACATGCTTTGGATGCTGGCAGTTACAGGCGGCGTGGCTGCCGCAGCGCAGTCCACCACCACGGATCAACAGTCAGCGCGCGAACGCTACGGCCGCCAGGCCGCGCGCATGTTTAGAGGAAGCCAATCATGATGTTTACCAGCCGCCTCTTCTCGTTTCGCTGGGGTGAATCCGAAGCCCCCAGCCCGGCCCAGGCCACGCCGGCCGCAGCGCCCGCGCCTGCCCGCATGGTCGAAGCCGCCAGCTCGCAAAGCGAGGACGAACCGGGTTATCGGCGCCTGACAGGTGATGGCCTGGGTAAGTACAACGAGCGGGACCTGGCGCCCGTGGCGCAGGACCGCATGGCCAAGCTGGCCGAATTCCTGTGGCAGAGCAACCTGCTGGCCAACCGGCTGGTGGAGCTGCCTTTGGCCTATCTGCTGGCCGAGGGCGTCACGCTGCAGTGCGAAGACCCTGAGCACCAGAAGCTGCTGGACAAGTTCTGGAACGACCCTATCAACAACTGGCCGCTGAAGCTGCCGAGCCGCGTGCGCGGCCTGAGCCTGCTGGGTGAGCAGTGCTACATCCTGAACACCAACGAGGCCAGCGGCTTTGTGCGCCTGGGCTACCTGGACCCGCGCCAGATCGCTACCGTGGTGATGGACCCCGGCAACCCGGAGCAGCCGATCGGCGTGGTGACCAAGAAAGACACGCGCGGCAGAAACCATAAGTACCGCGTGGCGCTGCCTGGCAAGGACGAGGAGCTGTTCAGCAAGCAAACGCAGAAGATCCGCGAAGAGGACTTCAAGGATGGCGAGTGCCTGCTGTACCAGGTGAACAAGCTACCCAACGGCAGCAGGGGCCGCAGTGACCTGCTGGCGCAGATGGACTGGCTGGACGCCTATGACGAGTTCCTGTTCAACGAGCTGGACCGTATCGGCTATCTGCGCAGCTTCGTCTGGGATGTGACCATGAAGGGCAGCGACACCAAGGCTGTGGAAGAGTACGACAAGAAGTTCCGAGCGCCCACACCGAACAGCAAGTTCGTGCACAACGACCAGATTGAGCTGAAGGCGGTCTCCCCCGAGCTGCAGTCGGCTGACACCAGCGAAAGCGCAAGGCTGCTGCGTAACCACGTGCTGGGTGGCGCCACTGTGCCGGAACACTGGTTTGGCGGCGGCGGCGACGTGAACCGCGCCGCTGCGAGCGAGATGGACGGCCCGACCATGAAGATCTACACGGCCCGCCAGTCCATGCTCAAGCTGATGCTGGAGGAGATCGGCCGCATCGTCATCATCAAGGGCTCGCGCACCGAGCTGGATGCGGATGATGATCGGTGCAAGGTGACGGCCGTATTCCCGGAGCTGGCCAACAAGGATCTGACCAAGTTCGCATCGGCCCTGAGCACAGTGGCCACCACGGTGGTGATGCTGATCGACAACGAGCTGCTCACCCAGGAACGTGGCCTGCAGCTGGTGGCCGACGTGGCGGCGCGCTTTGGGCAACAGATCGACGCTGAGAAGGAGCTGACTGCCGCCAAGGCCGAATACGCCGTGCGCAAGAAGGCGCGATCAACCGACGACGCCTTCAACCTGACGGCCGACGAACGGGACGCGCTGGCCAAGGGTCAGGCCGACCCGGCGGGCCAAGGCAAGACGAGCAACAAGGCGGGGTAGCGTGACGCCGCAGCAGAAGGCGTTTGAGGCGGCGCTGCGTGAGCGCCTGGCCGAACGGGGCCGTGCCCTGCTGTCGGCCAACCAGCGCGTGGTGGCGGAGCTGGTGGCGGTGCGCGCGCAGATCTTGACCTTGTTGGCCAGCCAGCCCGCGGACTGGCAGCAGTGGCAGCTTACGCAGATCCTGGATCAAGTCACCACCCTCCTGGCCGGTGCGACGGGTCGGGCGGCCACCGTGGCCGATGGCGCCTTGCGCGAGCTGTGGCTGCAGGGCGAGGATGTGGTGGACAAGCCCCTGGCCGCGGCCGGCCTGAACGTGGAGATGCAGCTGCCGCTGCTGGACACCCAGGTGTTGACCAGCCTGCGCCGGTTCACCGAGCTGCGCCTGAAGGACGTGGGCACCGAGGCGGCCCGCAAGATCGGTAACCAGCTCAGCCTGGTAACGGTGGGCGCCAGCACGCCGTTCGCGGCGATGCAGGCCGTGCAGCGCTTGCTAGGTACCGAAAGCCCCCAGCGGGCCGCCACCATCGTGCGTACCGAGGTGGGGCGGGCATTCGCCCTGGCCACCAACCAGCGGCAGGAGCAGGCGGTGGCCCTGGTACCCGGCCTGCAGAAGCAATGGCGGCGTAGCGGCAAGATCCACAGCCGCTGGAACCATGACGCGATCGACGGCCAGGTGGTGGACGTGGGCAAGCCCTTCATCGTGCCCACCGACAGCGGGCCTGTGAAGATGATGCATCCGCACGACCCCACAGCGCCGATCGAGGAGGTGATCAACTGCGGGTGCCTGTCGCTGCCGTACATGAAGAGCTGGCAGGTCATGACGCCGGGCGCCAAGCCGTTCAGCCAGCTGGAGCTGCAGCGCGATGGCCGCAAAGCAGCCTTGGACCAGGCCGCAAAACGGCGGGGGATGCGGCAAAGTTAAAGGGTTTCGGGTTTGCGGGCCTGTGGCGCTTTAACGCCCCTCCACGCCACAACCGTACCGGGATTGCGCCAGACCCCCTTTAACCATGCTTTAACTCAAGCCGGATCGATATTTTTGACCCTCCAGGCCAGTAGCCATGCCGACTTTGGCGTGCCTACGTGCCGCGCAGCCGAGTTAAAGGTTGTGCGCCGGGCTGGTTGTGGTAGCCTGAAAAAAGCCCCACCCGAACCCTGAGGCCGACACGTGTCGGCCTTATTTATTTGCGCGCCCCGCCGCACAGTTCGTTCCTCAAGTTGACCGATCAACCAGGAGCGAACCATGACAGCCCCCAACCCGAACGCCGGCACCGGCGAAAACGCCCAGGCCACCAAAGCCATGACGGCCGCCGACGCGGCCAAACGCGTCAAGCGCGTGATCCGCATGCGCGAGCCCGTGATGAAAAACGGCGCCCCCGTTGCCGATGAAGACGGCAAGCCGCAGTTCAAGGAGTTCGACAAGCGCGTGGACATCGGCGCTGATGAAGTCCTGTCGTTCAAGGACTACGGCACCCATGTGGTGGTCGTGACCAAGGACGGTCAGAAATTCAGCTCGGCGGACTGATCGGCCCATGAAGTACGCCGCACTTCTTGCTGCGCTGGTTGCCAGTGGTGGCCTGCAGACGCGCGATGCCGTCGAGATGGCCATGCGCGAAGCCGCCAGCACGCCCGAGCGTGACTTCCGCGCGCTGATCGACATGGCGCGTGGCGCCGTGGACGCCGTCGTGAACGCCGGCAAGCTGCCGGGCGAACGCCGCTACGTGAGCCTCACGGCCATGTACAGCGACCGCATCGTGGTCGAGCTGGACGGCAAGCACTGGCAGTACAGCTTCAACCTGCAGGATGTGAACGGCACCGAAACGATGGTGCTGGCCAACCCCGTCCAGGTCGTGACGACGTTCGCGCCGGTGAAGTCCACCACACGCGTCAAGGAAGCCGCCGAGGAAAACTTCGTCGAGGCCGCGGACGGCTCGGGCGCGATTCAGGTGACGGTTGTGCGCGCTGGCGCCAGCCTGAACGGCAACTATTACCCGGATGCCGCGCTGAAGGGCGCCGTACAGCTTTTCGAGGGCGTGCGCGTGCTGGTCAAGCCGGACGCCGAGCACCTCAAGGGCGGCGGCAAGGACGTGCGCAACCTGATCGGCGGCATCTACGGCGTGCGGTTCGTGGAGGGCGCAACGCCCGACACCGGCCGCCTGGTCGGCACCTTCAAGCCCCTGGACCCCGAAGACGCCGTCGTCAAGAAGATGACCGAGGCCGTCAAGCGCGGCATGCAGGATTTGCTGGGCCTGTCGATCGACGCCTGTGCCAAGACCAAGAAGACCACGCGCGGCGGCAAGGCCGTGCGCGAAGCGACGCAGTTCATCAAGGTGGCCAGCGTTGACCTGATTGTCGAGCCGGGCGCTGGTGGCGGCCTGGATCGTCTGACCGAAGCCGCCGCCGAAGACATCACCCCCCAAGGAGAACCCACTATGCCCCTGTGGAAGCAACGCATGCTGGAGGCCATCAAGGCCAAAGACCCGGCCAAGCACGCCGCCATCAACCTGGCGTCGATCACCGACGACGAAGTCGTGAACCTGCATGAATCGGTCTGCGGTCCGCTGGTACCGCCGACCGGTCAGACGCGCGTGGCCGAGGCCGCGGGCGACAACACGCCGCTGACGCGTGCCGACCTGGCCATGTTCCAGACGCGCCAGGCGGCCAGCCTCACGATCGCAGCGAGCAAGCTGCCCCAGCCCGCCAAGGACCGCCTGCAGGCTGATTTCGCCGGCCGTGAGCGTTTTGTCGAAGCCGACGTGACGGCCGCCATCAAGGCCGAGGGTGATTACCTGGGCCGCTTCACCGAAAGCGGCACCGTGCGCGTGCCCATGTTCGGCGAGGGCTCCATCGTCGTGGGCGACAAGACCCTCGTGGTGGCGGACATGCTGGACGCTTTCTTTGACCCGGCGCACAAGGACCACGGCCGCGTGCAGTCGATCAAGGAAGCCTATGTGGAAATCACGGGCGACCGCCTTGTCACTGGCCGCATGCGTGACTGCGATCAAAGCCGCATGCGCGAGGCGCTGGGCTCCAGCACCTTTGACGACGTGCTGGGCAACAGCATCACGCGCCGCATGTTGGCCGACTACCGTGCTGCGGTGGACTTTGACGGCTGGCGCCAGATTGCCAGTGTGGTTCCGGTGTCCGATTTCCGCACGCAGGAGCGCACGCGCTTTGGCGGCTATGGCGACCTGCCGGCCGTCAACGAGTCCGCTGACTACACGGCCCTGACCAGTCCGACCGACGAAAAGGCCACCTACGGTGTGACCAAGCGCGGTGGTCTGGAAACCATCACGCTGGAAATGATCAAGAACGACGACGCTGGCGTCGTTCGTCGCGTGCCGATCAAACTGGCGCGCGCTGCCAAGCGCACGCTGGCCAAGTTCGTGTTTGACTTCCTGCGGTCCAACCCGACGATCTACGACACCAAGGCGTTCTTCCACGCTGACCACGCCAACCTGCTGACGGCGGCGCTTGACGCCACCACCCTGGCGGCCCACCGGCTGTTGATGCTGAAGCAGACCGAGCTGTCCAGCGCGGATCGCATCGGCATCGCGCCGAAGAACCTGGTGGTGCCGGTGGACCTGCAGGAGACGGCCGTCAACCTGTTCAAGCTGTCCACCAACAACGAGAAGACGTTCATCCAGGCCATGACGATGAACATCATCCCGGTGTGGTACTGGACCGACGCGAACGACTGGTGCACGGTTGCCGACCCGATGGACATCCCCGGCATCGAGATCGGCTTCCTGGACGGCCGCGAAGAGCCCGAGCTGTTCGTGCAGGACGCGCCCAACCAGGGCTCCATGTTCTCGGCCGACAAGCTGACCTACAAGATCCGCCACGTCTATGGCGGCGCCGTCGCCGACTGGCGCTGCGCCACCAAGGCGGTGGTCGCGTAACCAGATTCACAGCGCACACCTGGCGCGGCGCGGGTGGCTCCCGCAAAAAAGCTACTCCCGCCCCGGCAACGGGGCGGGTTTCACAAGGCCACTGCCCCGTGCCCTTGTGAAACCCACCCAAGTTAAAGACCCACACGATCATGGCCCTGGCTGACTATCAGACCCTGGTGACCCAGATGGTGCGCGACGAAAGCGGCGCCATTGCCACCACCGACCGCGACACCGCGATCGAGCTGGCACGTCTGCGCTACAGCCAGGACGTGGAGCGTGATCTGACCGAGGATGTGACCTGGGTGGCCACGGGCTACTACGGCCCGCTGCCCGAGGGCTGGGTGGATGGCGCGTGGATCAGGCAGGCGGAATACCCCATCGGCCGCCAGCCCCTGGAGCTGATCGACATGGCCTTGTACGTGGACACGGCCCTCGGCCAGC